CATCCGCTTCTATGCGGGCGATACCATCAAGTATTGCGCTTCTGCTTCCAGCGAGACGGAATCTTCTTGCGTCGTGCCAGCCGGTTTCGGCACCACGTACGCAGTGGATCGCGCCATTCTGTTGGGTGGCCAGGCTGTTGCGCAAGCATTGGCAGCTGCTGAGATGTCAGGTGTGCCTTTCTTCTGGTCCGAGAAAGAACTGGATCACGGCGATAAGGTTGAGTTGCTGTTGGGCGCCATCCGTGGTGTTTCCAAAGTGCGCTTTGAAGTGGACACCGGAGCCGGTAAGGAATTTACCGATTACGGCACGATCGCTATCGATACCGCAGTCCCCATCATCGGCGCTCGCAAGTAAGAATGTGACGGGGCCGGGTTTCCGGCCCTTGTCGTATTACTGATTCGGCATTTCTCAAACTCGTTGGAGATATACATCATGGCTACAGTAGCTCTGAACCAATACAACAAGCGCCAATTTGGTGGCGCATCGCCTTTTGGCAACATGACAACCCTGCGTTTTGCGTTCACCACGAATTCCAGTGGCGGCGCAGTCGATGCAGATTCCTCTGCAGCACTGGCTATTGCCGATGTGCTGGATCTCGGTCCTTTGCCAGAAGGCATGCGGATGGATGACGCCAGCATCATGATCAAAGATGCCATGAAAGCCTCAGTCACCTGTTCACTCGGCTTCAAATACGAAGACGGTGTGGATGATTCGACTGTGCCACAAGACGCCGCTTACTTCGGCACCAGCTTGGCCATGTCTTCAGCTGGTCGTGTACGTGCTAACACCGGCAAACTGGTCACGTTGCCCAAGCCTGCACGTCTCATCATGACGTTTGCGGGTGCAAACAACGATGAAGTCAGTGATGTCAACGTGTTGATCAGTGGCGTGCTGCAAGGTCCACAGTAAGACACCGTGCGGGGCTGACAGGAGTTGGCCCCACTCTATATCAATCCAAGCAGGAGTCTGGAAATGACCTCGCAAGCACAAGATAAAGTGGCAGTACGGTTCATCGGGCGCAAGGCGCCGTTTTTTGACCGTCTATACGGCACAAAATTGACGTTTGAAAAGGACCAGGTTCGCTCAGTGCCGGTCGCCATCGCCAAACAGTTCCTGAAACACGGCGATTGTTTCGAGCTGGCAGACGCACAGACGGAAGTTGAAGTGGTTAAAGAAGCGGATCTGGATCAACGTGAAGACGATACGGATGAGATCCTAGAGAAAGCCGAACAAGAAAAACAGGACGACAAGGAAGAAGATAATCGCATCGAAGACTTGCGAGCCATCGTGTTATCCATGAATGACAAGCAAGCATTGGCCAATCTTTCTATGGAAAAATGGCAGCAGCCACTGAACAAAACAAAGTCAGTCGCCAATCTGCAACAACAAGTGCTGCAATACATTGATCAATTTGGTGTTGTATGACACTGGAAGACTTGATCGCTCGCTACAGGACCGATGCAAACGACAAGGTAATGCCGTATTTCTGCACGGATTCCGAAGTCACCGCATGGATCAATGATGCCGTGAATGAAGCCTGTCTCCGTGGCAGGCTGATACACGAAAGCAGTGACGACGACATTATCAAAATCGCTGTTATCGCCAATACCTCGGTGTATCAACTGCACGCAGCCCTGTACGAGCTTGACTATGTTTCATTTGCACTGCCTGATGAGGAATCGTCACCGGTCAAACTGGTATCACGCGAATGGCTGGATGATAACGTCTCGAATTGGCGTTATATGACCGGTGATCCAGAGTTTGGTATCCAGTCAGACAAGAGCATCCGGCTGGTACCGAAGCCTGAAAACAACGGTACGCTGATCATGGAAGGATACCGGCTGCCAACCGCACCGCTTGTGGACCCGACAGATGAACCTGAAATCAATCCAGAACATCATCGCCACCTGATCAACTGGGCACTGCACAAAGGCTTCAGCATGCCAGACGCCGAGTTTTTTGATGCCAAGCGCGCAGCCGAAGCCGAAGAGAAATTCAACAAATACTTTGGCCTTCGCCCTGACTACGATATGCGTCGCAAAGTGCGTGAGGATGAAGTGCAGCATGTTGTGGCATTCATGCCATGAGCAAACTCACGGTGGACATCAAGGTAGGCGAAACGCTGTTTATCGGCGGCACCACCGTGAAACTGGAAAAGAAGTCGGGCCAGATGGCGCGACTGGAAGTTACCGCAGATTCCAATACTGAGATCCGCGTTCCCAAAACCGCAGCGCGCATGAGTGTGCTCCACGAAAGCAATGGAGATCACCATGGCCAACACCCTCTATGACTACGCACGCCAACGCTTTCTGGAAGCACAGCTGAATTGGTCGAGTGACACGATCAAATGCATCCTGGTCGATACCGGGGCTTACACACCGAATACAGCAGTACACCAGTACCTATCGGATATCTCAGGATCTGCACGCATTGCAGGCCCTGTCACGCTGACCAGTAAAGCCACAACCGGCGGCGCAGCAGATGCAGCGGATGTGACATTCACCAGTGTTACCGGTGTATCGATCGAAGCCATCGTTGTCTACAAAGACACAGGCACAGAGGCCACGTCGCCCCTGATCGCTTATATCGATACCGCAACCGGTTTGCCAATCACCCCCAATGGTGGTGACATCATCATTACGTGGGATAACGGCACCAATAAAATCTTCAAAGTATAAAACCCGCAACAGCGCAGGAGTGCTATCGCATGATCGACGAAAATAAACCACCGACTATCCGTGTCACACTGGACGGCATCGCTCCCAGAAGCGAGGAAATCGATCCCGTAGAGCCGTTTGAAGGCATTGAATGGATGCGCATCATGACGCTCCCGGCTTTTGAGGCGTTTGTCTTTGATAAATACTGTATTGCAACTCCCGATATTCAGCGCTTCATGGATGGGCAATGTCTCGACCATCGACTGGGACGGCTTTACACAGAGTATTGCGGATGGCATCGGGCGCAAGGTCGTTGGCCGGGTGAGACACCAGAAGGCAGGTTGATTGAATGACCGGCCACATATCAGGCACGGTTCGTGATGGCGGCAACCCTGTAGAGAATTCGCTTGTCCAGCTCTTCCACAAGCCCACGGGCTCTTTGATTGCCTACACGTACTCGGCAGCGGATGGATCCTTCACATTCACAGGGCTCAATACGTCATTGGTCAAGGAGTATTTCACTGTTGCACACGATATTGTCGTGACGCCGCAGGATGACTACAACTTCCAGGATCAGTCCGGCATCATCTGGACACCGCATGGCAATGCCACACTCACAGCCGACCATAAGAAATTCGGGAGAACAGCACTTAATCTGACTGGCGCTGGCGATTATCTGACGGCGCCCACTGCCTCTGGTCTGGATTTTGGCTCCGGCCCCTTTACAGTTGAGGCACAAGTCAGGCCAGCATCGCTCGGACAGATGTGGATATACACCAAATCATCGACGACATCGAGTATCGCTTACGAGTATGGATTCGCCATCTCCGAATACTACATGCGGTTCTATCACGGCATCCGGGGATCAAACCAGTCGGAATTGCGGTTGTTCTGGCCGACGCCATTGGTGGCCAACACCATGCAGCACATCATGGTCAGCAGAGATGCATCAGGCAACTGGTACTGTGCGAAGAACGGGGTGTTCGGCACGGACTACCAGAATGCGCCACTGGCAGGGAGTATTTCGTTCGGTGCCGTAACAACAGGGGTATTCAATAACGCCGTGGATCTTGGCTCGACAGCAAATCCGGGAACCATCGGTGGTTTTGGCGGTTTCGGGGGAGAGGAATTTGTCGGCCAGATGGATGAGTTGCGGATACTGAAAGACGCACCTTATGTCAGCGCGTTCACACCGCCCACGGCTCCCTACGACCTGTCTGATAATGCCGATACATCCGTCCTGATGCACTTCAATGTTCACGGCACGAAATACAGGGCCGTCATTGTCGATCAGCTAACCGCTGTGCCCTGATGATTTACATCCCTCCCAACGGTGACGCGGTTTTCCTGGACTTCTCGAAGCTCTCGGAAGACACCAATGGCGCGAATGTCGTACTGGAATTCAACGAGGCATCCACAATCTCGGGTGGATCCTATCCAACCGGTATCGCCTCATCGGTGCAATTTGGCAATGCGACCATCGGCTACCGCAATCGAAATGTCCATCCGTCAGGCAGTAATGAAACCTTTGGTGATCAGCGTGTAGAGTTCTGGGTAAGAACACTGGACCAGTCAGGATCGGATATGTCTGGTGTCGGGGTTCCCGGTATTGGCAACAAAAACCGTGTCATTGAACCGGCCGGGATTCTGGAAATCTATGCCAGTTCGCATCTGGTCGGCGGCACGCAATATGCCCAGCCCACCGGATTCACAGCCACCCTGTTTGGAACGCGTGTCATACCGGAAATACAGGCGGTTTACCCATCGGGATTCAATGCGTCATTCGGTTTGCAAGCCATCAAGAACATCCGGCAAGTAATTTCCCCACAGGGATTCGCAGCCGAAGGTGCAGAGCCTGCGTTACGATGGGGATGGGCTCTGGCCTACAATTCACGGCAATACATTACACAAGAATTCGACGGCGAATCCGGTCTGGTGCCACCACCATGGCCTATCTGGATGGATATACAAAACCGCAATCGTGTAGTGGGCACCATCGGCAGGGATACCAGTAAATTCGGGTATGTGTCGGCAGCCAACAATGCGCGGGTAATTCGTCCCTCACCGATACCGGCTCCTACGACAGATCCCTTCTACAAAGCCGGACAGGTCGCATACCGGATCCGCACCCTGCCCATGGAAGGCATTGCACCGCCCTACATACCGGGATGGGCCGTTGCCTATAACAATGCACGGGTACTAACACAGCAAGGCAAGGCCGCAGCCCTGTATGGCAATGCGTCGATTATAAACACACGCCGTTATTATGGATACGTCGGGGCAGGTGATACCAGTGCAATAGGCACACCGATGGTGTCTTTCAGGATCCGCTCACTGACATTTGATGGCCGATATGCCATCAGCCCGCCAGACATCCGATTGCCTGACGTAAAACTACATACACGCTACATCGACGGTATCGGGTTTGATACCAGCAAAATCGGATGGGCCGAACTGGCTATCCACCGGAATCTCATCACCCCGCACTGGAGCACAGCCGGGTTCGTCGGCATGCCGTCCGTCAGAAACAACACACCAGAAGTCAACACTTTCGGACACGATTCTGCTGCATTCGGCGGTGCATCAATCAGGACGCAATGGCGGAACATAGCAGCATCCGGTGATAACGCCACACTGTTTGGCGCCACCGATATTGCTTACCGAACCAAAACTCTCGTTGTCAACGGGATGCAAGTCGGTGCCATCGGTAGCGGCCTTGCCGTCACGCAGGCATCTTCTCCACCGTATTCTCTGCAATACATCGTTCTGGATTCCGATATTGAATTCAGACAAAACGGCATCCGGCCACCCGAGAACCAGGTGCCATCTCCCATCATGAACCAGCAGGTGGTCTATCTGGCGGGTTTTGATGCTGCAAAATACGGCACAGCCATTGTTTCAGGCAACTCGATCCGCATCACATCCGGCATTTACGAGTTAGGCGTAGGCGAACCCCGTGTATCCATGAAGAAAAGGGAAATTGTTGTCGCGCCGTTTCTGGACAATCAGGTATTCCAGCCCGGCAATCCACGGATTTCACCGCACACGATCTGGGCAACCGTCGAAGCCCCGTACCAAGCCGTCACCAATCACCCGGGTGGATACCTGCATTACGTGGATGGATGGGGAAGGGTGCCGGGTGCCATATTCGGTGAAGTAACTGTCACGCTGCAGCACCGGGACATTGTGGCGCAAAGCGCGGGTATCCAGACAGGTTACGGCACGCCCTCTGTCATAAACCGGACAGGTTACGTCTCACCGCGTGGACTATCCAGCTTGCGGTTTGGATGGCACAGCATTCCCGGCCCGCAAACGGTTCGACAATACACATCCGTTGCGTCATCAGTATTTGGTGTTCACTCGCTGATTTCACAATTCCCTGATGGCAGACAGTATGTGAATGCCAGTGGATTTGCATCCGCTACGTTCGGGCCTGATTCACACATCGATCTTCTCAACCGTAACATTGCACCAGCCGGGATGGATTCACTGGCCATGGGTGCCAGTGGTGTTGGTGATAATCCCTACACATGGCAAAGACTGCACATTGGTCACCCGATGCCGACGCTGCCTGTCGGTGCAGATACCAGTCTGTTCGGCACGCAATGGGTATCTCACTGGGTAAGAGATGTCCAACCACAAGGCTATGATGCGTTCGTATGCGAATACGATTTACAAGCATTCGACAAGCGTATGCGAGTAACACGCACAGCTGCAGCGAAACCGGTTCAAACCGTCCACCCTGTAGGGCTGGATACACTGGCATTTGCAGTTTCTAATGTGCGCTTCGGTGCCAGATACATCAGGCCCGACGGCAATTCAGATCAATATCGCAAAGGCGCACCCAGTTGAGCACGCTCAGTCTTGTACCACTTGCAGGGATCAATACGGTAGCTGAAGACACCGATCTTCGGCATACCAGCAATGATGCCAGCAAAACCTTCGTGCGCGATGCCGTGAACATGGACATCCAGCCATCGGGCCGGGCATCACTGAGGACCAGTGCCGTTCTTGCTACAGCAACAGCCTATAAAAATATCTGGCAAAGTCCGTTGCACGGTGATGTTTTCGCCACTCTCGGCACAGCATGGGTTCTTGTAAACCCTGCTAATTGGTCGCATCTGGCTGCCATGGCAGTCGTAGGTGAGGGCGATGCTTACCACGAACTGCTGAACAATGCCGTTTGTGTAGCAGCACCGGCAGGTATCTTTGTGTACGACGGCACCAGCGCGCGGAAATTGACCATCGACACACCGGCAGCACCGATGATCACCAGCGGATCGGGTGCGCTTGAGGCCGGGACTTACGGAGCCGCAATCGCATGGATGCGTGGCGCTGTCGAATCGGCCACTTCTGATCTGGCCACCATCGAATTGCCTGCTTCCTCTGCACTGCAAGTCGTCTTCCCGCTGTGTCTGGATGCATCCATCACCGCAGTACGGCTTTACCTGACACGCCAGAACGGCGGTGAATTGCTGCGTTACGAAGATTTCCCTATCAATACCACCTTTAAAACGATCACGCTCGCGCAAGACCTTGGGGCGCCCCCGCAATTTCAATACATGGCACCCATGCCTACTGGAAAATATCTGAAGTATTGGCGCGGACGACTGATCACCGCCCAGGCTAATATCCTGCGTTTTTCTGAGCCTCTTGCGTACCACATTCACGACGAGCGACATGGGTTTGTGCTGTTTCCGCAGCGCATTACGTTTGTGCAGCCCGTGGATGGCGGTATCTGGGTGGGACAAGTCACGCATGCTGTTTTCTTGTCAGGCGCCACACTGAATGAATTAAACATACAGAAAAAAGGAACACGTCCGCCTGTGCCCAATTCCGCGCTTTTAGTGGATGCAGACACCGCTGGACCGGAGCTTTCACAAGGCGGATCGGCAGTAGTCATCTGGCTTGCTGAAAACGGATACGTTGTTGGTGGGGCATCGGGCAACGTGACGGAACTGCACACAGGTGTCCTTTCCGGAATCACCGGAATATCTGGCACCTCTGTAGTGGTGGATCAACGGCTCATCACAGCAGTAACATAAGCACGAACCCAATAACGGGTAATTTAATCGCTGCGCAAGAGTGCGGCATAGGACTCTGGAGAGATCCCTATGCAATCGCACCTTCGCAAGAAACATCGCAATGAACTGGCGCTCGCGCTGCACAATGATAACTTCGACATCACGCCAGAAGGTCTGTACTTCCCGCGCCAAGGTATCTTGGCAAAAGGCTGTTACTTTGACCGGCTGAATGGTGGTGAGTGGCAAGAAACGCCCAATCTCATCGTAGATGAAGGCATCGCGACTATCCTCAGTGTCGCTTTTGCAGCCACTGCCAAACCGTCCGCGTTTTATCTGGCACTGTTCAGTGGTGCAACAGCACCCGCTGCCAACTGGACCGCTTCCAATTTCGCGTCTGTTTCCAGCGAAATCGTCAGCCAGTCAGAAGGCTATACCAGTGCCACTCGCCCTGTATGGACACCGCCTTCCAGCACGGCAACCAACTCGATCGATAACCTGTCATCGGTTGCGTCACTGACCATTGCCACCGCTACATCGCTGACTGTCACGGGCGCTGCCATGTTGACCAACAGCACGCGCGGCGGTACCACTGGCAAGCTCATCTCCGCCACGAAATACGGCTCTTCGCGTACTTTCCAGAACGGTGATGTGTACGAAGTGGGCTACCGCGTCAGTCTGACTGTATAACCTATGCATCAGCCCCGCCCACATGGCCTGACGGCACTGGGCGGCGAGCTGACGGGTGATGACGCAGCAGCAGTCGAACTCCTGGCTCGTCGCATAACCAATCTCAAACAACTGTCCGGTGTTGATAGCATGCGGATGGTTCGCGCATTGCCGGATGGCGGGTATGCCATTGCGCAGGATATGGGCGGTGTTTTCAGGATTATCTGTCACAAACCCGAACAGGTTCAGCCTCCGGAATTTGACGGCATTGCCGTTGATTACGTGCCTATGCTGTTTTCTGGCGTAATTACCAAAAGCGTTTTGAGGGAAGGTGAGGGCGTCGGCATCAAACTGTCCGAGCTGACACGCAAGCGCATTACCAACTATAACCCGGAGGTTATTGCACCCAAAAGTGTAGAGCTACAGCGATTCCGGATTGATTACCACCAGCTGGTGTATGAACTCGGGCCACTGGAGCGCACCGAGATCTTCTACTCGCAGTACGCAGGCCAGCGGCCCACCTGGTATTCCGGTGCCATGGCAGAGGTCATGCAGATTGTGGGCGGATACGGCCGCCAGAAGTTTTCTGATCTGCCCGATACAGCAACCGAGCGTGCCAGACTCCAGATCCCCAAGACGGTCATGGACACCATCAAGCGACAGATGGGTAGCAATGTCAGATTACCGGGTTACACCGGGCTGCCACCTGCGGATGGGAAATTCCGGTACGACTACAAATTCCACAACACCAACGGCGTGGGATTCGACACCCACAACAAGCCATGGCTGATCTGTGTGAAGCCCGGTGGCGTGTGGGTCATGCCCTTGCCATTGATTCCAGCGACAACAACAGCCGCGTTCAGGACCTACGTGACACAGAAAGGGGATGATGAACTGGTGGCCATTCTCGATCGTTTTGGCGGCATGCCATCCGGCGAGTCTTTTCCGATCATTGACCGGGATTTCGAGGCGTGGCGCCGGGCGGGCATTATTATCAAGGCATGCAATACATCCACGTTTTACGATCACATCCAGTATTCCAGCGCCTGCGGGTGGTCGTTCAACTCAACAGCCAGTGAGGGATTCAATACCTGTTATGACTATATCGATGCCGAAGGTATCGGCATTGGTTATGCATTCAAATTGAAGCTGCACCTGCATGAATCCTCCATAGAGCTGAATCGTCCACCTATCCTGTTGCCACCAGATCCCCAAGACCAGAGCCGGTTGAATGCGTATCTTGCAGGTATTTATACCGCATTGAAAAACGATGCCACCGGATTGGCCATCAAGTACAAACTGCGATGCGTGCCACTCGATCAGATTCTGGGGCGTGCTGTTGAAGGCATGAAGGTAACGGAAGCGGAAGTCAATTACTGGGATAACCTGGAGGTGAGCCCCATTGCCAACCATTCGGGTTCTGTCACCGAAGTAGGACGGGGTTACATCTACCACGGGGCCAGTTTCAAATACCAGCCACAGATCAAATTCCCCGAGCCTTTCATGGGCGGGTGCGTATCACATGACTTTCTGCCATTGGCAGAGGGCGTGATCAAAGGCCCGTCCACGAAAAGCGACACCATCATGTTTGGTTACTACGACAAGGACGACTTGAAAGTGGTCAAGTATTTCCGGGATGGTGGCTCTTATCAGGAAGACATAAAAACCGATTATGAAGAATGCATGATCGTGGGTTCATGGACAGAAACCGTCACGCTGACACCCACAGCGGCCGCTGGCAATTTCTACACATCCGACATCGATGAACGGAAAACCATGGCGACGATTGAAAAAGTCACGCACGTTGTCGGTACGGATAAAGGGTATGACACCCAACCGGCCTTTGCATTTGATTACCCGTTTTCATCAACAGGAACACTCTGGCGCAGCCGCTACTTTGAAACGCGCACCATTGAAACCAATACCGAGGGAAAATCACTGGCAGTGGCTATCTGTATTCCGTACTACAACCGGAATGCGGTACTGCATGCCACCAGTGAAGGAACAACCGGCACATCCCGCAGCGAGAAAACAACACTGGGCAGCGTGGCGGATCCAACCAGTTACCGGTACTGGACCTATGACCGGATATATGCATGGCGCGATCATCTGGAAATCCAGAACGGCAAGCCCTTCCCGAAAGACGGCAGCCCTGTCTGGGTAGAGATGGAAACCCACAGCCCGGCACCCTGTTCAGACTTTGCCGATGGCGGATCCTGGATAGGCGGATTGCCCAGCGATTACACATGGCTGATTCATCCCAAAAGCAACGAATGGATGATGAGCGGCGGTGGTGGCCCACCCTCGTTTGAGGCGTTTGAATCCATTACCGGTACAGCAGGATCCACAACCGGCAATCTGAAACTCAGTATGACCGATGAGGTCAAGACAATCGCATCCGGACAGCCCCCCAGCAACCTCTATTTCATGGGTTCGCCCGATGAATTCGTCGGCACTTTCTACCGGGACGCCTGTAGGGTTGTATTCGGCAGCACTGTTTATGCGAATGTGTCGGAGACAGATGGCGGGCATCGTAAATACTTTGGCCATTGCAGCCTTGTAGAGCATCAAGCCGCATACAACTTCATCGGGGTTATCAATGAGTAGCTATCACGACGATACACAAGAAACCGGTGTGATTTCCAACACGGTCATTTCGGGTATGCAGATACTGACCGAAGAAATTGTGCATGTTGCCAATTCCGTTATCTTCGGCATGTTCATGCTGGTATCGGAAAGCGCGGCCGCATCGGATACTGTCATTACACAGCGGTTAAACCTGATCACCGAAACGGCAGCTATCACAAGCACCGCCTTGGGCGGTGTCCATGGTTCTGAGCTGGTCGTAGACACAGTGCCAATAGCGGACACCGTGCATGAAAAACTGATTGTGTTGCATTCTGCATCCGGGGCTATCAGCAATGCCGTCATTGAGCACGCCCAGGTTATTACGGCAGAAACTGCACTGGCTTCCAGCACCGTCATCGCAACAAGAACCGTCGAAACACTGGTTATAGACACGGCCAAAGCCACCGACACGACGTTCAGGGCTGGCAGTTACCTGACAGCAGAAACCGGTGTGATTGCCAATGCGGTGATCAGCAGCAAACACACAGTATCAACGATCACCGAAACGGTCGCTGCATCTGACAGTGTCATTACGTCACGGTCCACTGCTTCCCTGCCAGTAATAGAACAAGGTGCCCTGTCATCCAGTGTGATCAACCACCTGCATGCCTATCAAACCATCACAGAAACGGCTGTTGTTCAGGACGTTCCTGTTGTTAAAGGATCTGGCACGGCATGGACAGCCAATGTTGCATCCTGGGCTATGACACGGTACGCGCCTTATACCTTCACACAACTTGTGACCATTGACGGGAAAGCCTATGGCGTCACCCCTGATGGTGTCTATGCGCTGACGGGTGGTGCTGAAACGCTCAACGGATCACTGGTGTTCGGGAAACTGGATCTCAGTGGTGATGAACTGGTGCATCCCATCGGTTCGCTGCTGGAATACACGATGCAGGATGGCAATGCCTACATGGACGTGACGGAATCGCAAAGCGGTGCGGATCTCCAGTACACCTACACGCTACCCGCCAAAACAGCGGCCACATTCACCAACAATCGCTTTGTCTTTGGCAGAGGACTACGCGGCAGGCATTTCCAGTTTACGCTGCGAATTGCTGCGAAAAGCGCCAATATTAACGATCTTCGCATAGATATGACACAAACGAAAAGGAGAGTGTGATGGGTGTTGCACCTGACAGTATTATGGGCGAGGCGATAAGCACCGTCACCGAACAAATGGCAAAGATCGACTGGATGGCGGACACCTACAGTGCGCAGCTGTCCGCAGCGTTATCCGACATCGGCAATATCACGATTGCTGATGTGCCAGTCCCTACGCGACTGATCGCGCCTTCTGCCAGCCCGCCACAAATCAATGTCGGGGATGCGCCGACGTTTACACCCGCTACCCTGGTGGTGCCTGAAGCACCCGCTGTCATCGATATTGATGCGCTGCTGAGTGATCTGGATATTGGCACACTGGATGCGATACCGGATGCACCGGTCCCGGCGCTTATCACCATACCGGAAGCCCCGGCCATGGATGAAATTGCTTTGCCGATCCGGCCGGACATTGATACCACCGTGGATCTTCCCGTGGCTCCCATCATCACGATGCCGGAGATGGATGATCTGGTGCAGATCACATTGCCAGACTTTGTATTTCCGCAGCTGCCCACCTTCAGTGACGTGCCGCCCACACTGGATAGCATCACGGTGCCGGATGCTTTCATTAACTGGGCCGAACCTGTCTATGCATCCGAACTGCTGGATGACCTGACCGGGCAAGTGTCCTTGATGATGGCAGGCGGCACGGGCTTGCCTGCAGCGGTTGAAGATGCATTGTTTGCCAGAACACGGGAACGCATCAGTGCCGATACCAACCGGCTGGTGCAGGAATCTGTAGACAACTGGGCCGCGCGTGATTTCTCGATGCCTCCCGGTATGCTGGTGAAACAAGCCAACGTGATCCGCGAGCAGGGCAGCCTGAAAGTGGCTGAAACCAACCGCGAGATCATGGTGGAAGCTGCGAAGTGGGAAATCGAAAACATCCGGTTTGCCGTACAGCAGGGTATTGCACTGGAGCAACTGACCCAGAACCTGTTCGAGAACATGGCGAAACGGTTGTTTGAGGTCGCCAAATTTCAGGCAGAAGCCGAAATCAATGTGTTTAATGCGCAAATCTCGCTATTCAATGCACAGAATGCCGCTTTTGAAACACTGGCCAAGGTGTATCGCACCAAACTGGATGGCGCCATTGCCGAGATGACTGCCTACAAGACGGCTATCGAAGGGCAGGTTGCATTGGGGCAGATCAATCAGCAGCGCGTGGATGTATTCAGAGCGCGATTGACAGCGGTTCAGGCCAACGTGGACGTGTACAAAGCCATGATGCAGGGTGCTTCGGTGAAAGCGGACACCATCAAGAACCAGTTTGATGCCTACAAGGCGGATGTGCAGGTCTATGCCGAGCAACTGGGCGCCCAGAAAGCGAAATTCGATGCCTACGATTCCCGTCTGAAAGGGGAAACAGCCAAAGCCGGTGTATTTGATTCGCAAGCCAGAGCCTATGCATCCACTGTGCAGGCCATTGCCAGCAAATCCGAGATCAAATTGAAGGGCAGTCAGCTCAAAATGGAAGCTGCGCGCACCCGTATCCAGAAATTCCTGGGTGATGTGGATGTGTTCAAGGCGCGGGCCGATGTCAATTTACGCGAGGTACAGAATGCAACATCCGTATACCAGTCACAGGTAGAAGGGTGGCGTGCCAAAGTAGCAGCAGCAGTATCCGAAGCGGAAATGGAATCCCGCTTTGCCGATATGAATATCCGGACCAACATCGCCTATTCAGAAATGCAGATGAGCGAGTACACGGCGCGCATGAATAACGCTATCCAGCAAGCCAATATCATGCTGGAAGCGTCCAAAGCACTGGGCCAATACACGGCACAGCTCGCAGCGGGTGCACTGTCGGCTGCGCATGTTTCAGCCAGTATCAGCGGTTCAGGATCGGCTTCGTCGTCCGACAGCACCAGCCATTCTACGAGCACCAGTTACAACTACAGTTACTAGACCCCTGTAGGGTTAGCGTAATGGGCATCGATTGCATGACTATGTCGATGTCCCATTATTCCGCGCGAGCACACAGCCATGGCAGGGTTCAATCCAGCATCCCGTAAAAAACAATCAGGATATGCAAACGGGGGCATGGTACGCGGCCCCGGCTCTGGCATTTCAGATGACATCAAAAAGAAAGTGGCGCCAGGCTCTTACATCATGCCTGCTGACTCTACCCATGAAATCGGGGAAGAAGCACTGCAGGAAATGGGTGAGCCCAAAGCGGAAGAAAGCAAGGAAACGCTAGCGGGAGAGAAAGCCGAAACCAAGAAACCCGAGAAAGGTGAGCCGGTTAATCTGAGCAATGGCGAATACGAATTACCGCCAGAACAGGTGCATGCTCTCGGGTTGCAGATGCTGGATATGGTGAAAAATGCAACTCACACCCCTGTGGGGAGAATTGCGCAGGGATTTAAGCCAGACCCGTCTTTTGCTAATGGCGGCATCGTAGAAGATCGTATCAAGCCGGGTGAAACCGGCTGGCGATCCAGTGCAGTCATGGCCGGAGCCAATGAAGACATTGCGCGCTTAAAGTCTCAGGGTAAAACAGCACAAGCCGCAGGTACTGAAATTCGAGCGCTGCCCACCATGGCAGCAGCTGGACTGGCAGATGCCGGTGAAAAAGTCGGGGAAGCAGCAACAGCCGCAGGTGGTGCTGTCAATCGTGCGGTGATTCAGCCGGTCGCCAATTTCGGCAAAGGGCTTTTGGGGGTAGATGATTCTCCACCGCCTGCCGCCGTCGGCTTTAAACCCAGTGCGCCACCCGCATCCATTGCAGCCAGCAGTGCGGTTCCTGCATTGCCTGGTATTGATACGGCACCACCTAAGCCAATGGCCACGCCTGCCCAAGCTGGTGCAAACCTGCCTGTCGCACAAGCTGCTGCTGAGCAGCCAGCCGCATCCAACAACATCAAGCGTGAAATGGTCAATGGGGTGCCCAGCTTTTCTGCAGATGGCCCTATCGGTGACGGATTCACTATCAATGGCCAGAAACCCAAAATGGGGATGACCGTTGTGCCTTCCAGCGCCTTCACTGGCGGCAATAATCCCGGTGCCATGCAAGCCAGTGGCTTCCGGCCCGCTGCCCAGCAAGAGAGTGGACCGCGCCTTGCCGTGATTGGTGACAATCGCCAAGGCAATGCACTACAAAACAAAGCATTGAGCGCTGCATCAACAGCTTACGAAGGATCACCCAACGGTCAGTTGACAGCCAACCAGGTAAAGGCTTTGGTTGATATGCGGAACAGCGACCAGAACGATGCAACGCATCGCTACACCACCGATGTCAATAACCAAACAGCCATGGATCGCGTCTCATTGCAGGAAGATGGCGCCAATTACCGGGCGGATACGGCAGACCAGTCTGCCAACAACCGGTTTGCCGCTACCAATACGATTGAAAAAGGCAAATTGGGACTCGAAACAGAGGCGCAAGGCTTCAAAACACGTGCTGCCCAGCGTGAAGAAAAGCTGTACCAGCAGTACGACGCAGCCAAAACCCCGGAAGAGCGCAGTGCGATTGCGCAATCAATCCGTGACTTGTCCGGCAAGAGCGATAATCTACGGGACAACTTCATGACGGTAGGTGGCGGGCAAGAATATGACCAACAAGCTATGACAATGCGCAATGTTCCTCAGCGATTGATTGACTTGCGGACCGGTAACGAAGTTGGTGGCGGTGACCGCGCTCCGCCGCCAATCGACCAAAATCCAGCTGCGCTGGCAATCAAGAACAATTCCAAACTTTCCAGAGAAGAGCGCGTTGCACAACTTCGCGCCCTTGGCTATCAGTGATTTGAGGCTTCCAGTACATGAGCGATATCGAGCGGTTTCTGTCCGACACCAGCCCATCCCCTAAAGCACCGCAGCAAGAAAAGCCATCGAGCGCCGTGGATGATTTCATGGCTGACGCGCCAGCCCAGGATAAGGGTATTGCTGGACATGTTCGGGATACCGCGCTTTCACTGGCTCAAGGTGTGGTCGGTGTTCCGGAGGCTGCCGTCGGCTTGGCCGATATTCCAACAGGCGGCGCAGTCGGCAAGTTCCTTGAAAACAAGGACGGCATGATTGGTTTCCGTCCGAAACAAGCCAGAGAGTACCTTGGTTCGCTCAAAACCGAGGCATCACAAGAGCAGCTGCAACAATTCCAGAATGCGGACGGTATTGTTGATAAAGCCGCTGTTGCCATTCAAAACCCGTCACTCATTACCAATACGGTTGCCGAATCTCTCCCGTTGATGGGGGCGGGTGGTGTCGCGGGCAGGGGCCTCATGGCCACTACCAGACTTGGCGAGATGGGCGCTAAAGCTGCGGCGCTTGCTAGCGCGGAGACTAAGGCCGCTGCGTTTGCGGGTGCGGAGGCTAAGGCCGCAGTGTTGGCCGGTGCCGCTGGAGAGGGTATTGCTGGAGCTGGTTCGGCTGCAGAGCATATCCGCCAGTCAACCGATGATGGTGAACTCACCCCTGGCCAGTCTGGGCTGGCAGCGCTCTCTGGTGTTGGCACGGCTATTTTTGGAGCAGCGGGCGGCCTGCTGGCCAAGCGCCTTGGTATCGGTGATGTAGACACCTTGTTCGTGACTGGTGGACCGAGGGCTGTTACGGATGCAGCCCGCCAAAGCGCCCTTAGTCTGCCCAAGCGAGTTCTTGCGGGCGCGTTTTCAGAGGGTGTTCTGGAAGAACTGCCGCAGTCATTGCAAGAGCAATTGCTGCAGAACGTGGCCCTGGACAAGCCTTGGACAGAAGGGCTATCCGATGCCGCTGTCATGGGTTTGCTGACTGGCGGTGCGATGGGTGCCGCGGCGGCACCGTTCCATGGGACTCACGCATCAGAGCCGCAGGACACACCCCCGCCTACCGGCACTCAAGAGGTACTGCCCCCCGAAACCAACCGAGGTCCAGCCGGTTTTCTACCCGCACCGGTATACACGGTTGACGCGGATGGAACAGTCATCACAACCGACCAGCGCAATGCCGCCACACAGGCACAACTGCAAGCAGAGGCCGAGCGGGCTGACCGTATTCGCCGCGGTGAAGTGCTGGACGTTACACCCATTCCACAAGCACCAAAGCCCTCCGAACAGATGGGGCTGGATCCTGCTGCAGGCCCGTTGTCAGGTGCTGCCGCGATGGCGGTTGATAGTGGTGCAACTGATCATCTAGCACGGCAAGCAGCTATCCAACAGAACGAAACGGCGCAGGATTCAGCAGGGCAACTAGGTGATGCTGACGCGGGGTTCAGGGACTGGTACCACCAGAATAGAACGTCACTGCAAGATGAGTTAATTAGTGGTGGGATTGATGATCAATCACAGTATCGCAGCCTGCCTAATGAGTTGCGTGCCAGACAGTCTCATGGAATGGCAAAATCAAGGGGAGCTGCATTATCGGATTTACGGACTTTGCTAACAAACGGAATTGATCCAAATAGAGGTGGCGGCGCGCTCTTTACTGCGCCACTAGGACGACCAGACGGCCATCGCTCAACAGGCGGAACTGGTGACGGATCGGCATATTCTGATGGGCCATTTACTTTAATTGCGCGAGATGGTATTGAGGGCGGCATTCGCGATATCAGCCAGGTAGAAGCGATAGTTGTTAATTCGTCACTGCCGGATAGTGTTGTATCTGGTCTTCAAAAAGAATTCCCTGCCTTCAAGATTGGTCGTGCAGGCGATGTGGCTACAATGCTGGGCCAGAACGAGCAAAACTCTGCAGCACAACAGCAATCAACTGACCCCGCAGTAGATCTCCAAAGCCGCATGGAGTATTTCGACCAGCAAGAAAATCTGGGCGGACTGGATGGTGATCTTACTGAAGCCAAGGCAAAAACTCAGGCACGTATTGATAGTTTGCAAAAGAAAGATACCGGCAATTCGAGCGTAATTGACGAAGCATCCAAAGACGACAATGCGGATAAATTCAGAAAAATACAGGGTTACGTCGATGCGGGATCCATGCATCCGGATGATGCTAATAATCTGGTTTCCAGGGCAATACGAGCAGGTGACATCGCGGGCGATAAGGCTGTCGCAGGTGACTATCTGGATGAGGCCGCCGCAAAACATGAAGGCAAACCGTATAACTATGCCAGCACCATTGATCGGTATGAATCTGGTGCAGTTGGCAAGATGGATATTAAAGCTGCCCGTGAAACACTGAAATCGAGAGATGCTGTTGAAGCCAAAAGCATTGATCAGCAGCTGAAAGACAAGCAGGCAGCACAGCCCCCTGCAGATCACGGTGCCAAATGGTCCACTATGGCACCATCGGAACGGCAAGCTATTGCTGATCAGTCTGGTGTCAATGCCATCGCACGTCGCAGCCTTCCCGGTGCCGAATGGGGAAGTATTGCTCCAGCCGTTCAGCAAAAGCTGGCCGGGGCCATGCAGAAACAGACGGAAGCCAATGCCAGTGCGATTGAAACCTCAGCACATGAAGCAGCAACAAGCCCGCAGAATGATCTGCCGCAACCTACACAGGCACAGAAAGAGGCAGGAAATTACAAGAAAGGCCACCTAAGTGTACAGGGGCTAGATATTTCTGTAGAGAATCCGCGCGGCAGTGAACGCATTGGCGTGCGCGATGATGGATCTGTATGGCGCCACACGATGTCTGACCATTATGGTTACATCAAGCGCACCGTGGGAGCAGATAGCGAGCAAGTCGATACCTACATCGGTCCGCAACCTGAAGCTGAGCATGTATACGTCGTTGACCAGCTGCACCAGAAAACCGGCCAGTTCGATGAGCACAAGGTAATGATCGGTTTCCCAGATCAAGCCAGTGCCGAAGCGGCATACCGTTCAAATTTTGATCCGGGCTGGAAGACTGGCCCCGTTCATGCCATGAGCATCAACAAATTCAAATCATGGCTGAAGGATGGCGATACCAGCCAGCCAATGACGCAGCACGTTGCACAGAATCAGGAACAACACAGTGCCAGTCCTGTAGCTGAGAGCAGAGCAAATGCCCTGGAAGCACCGGTCGGTGGAGTAGCGAACACCCAGGATGGCGCTGTGCCTGATACCTCACAAATTGCTGCAGGGACGAAACTGTTTGCAACAATGGGCGACCAGAAATTTGAAGTGGCATCACTCAAGGACGCACAGGAGAAATGGATCGCTTACCGCGAAAAGACACAACAGATGGGAGCTGGATCAAAAGATGCTGGTGCTGGCGTAGACATTGTTGACCAAGCCGGAAATAAAGTAGCGGAAATATCGTACAACGGCAGGGTATGGGATTTCAGTCATGAACAAGGTGCTAACAACCTATTGCATGAAGCACCCGGCAGAACATACAAGCCGAAAGTCGGTCAGCTGGATACGCCAACACAACCCAGCACCACCCAAGAACCACCCAAGACCACCCAAGACCGGCCATCTATCGAAACAATGTCAGACAAGCAGCTGCATGACCGCATCAGCTATTTGCGTGGCGCGCAGCAAGTACAAGGGAAATCCAAGGAAATTGATGATGAGCGGGCCGCACTGAAGGCAGAAATTGCCAAGCGCGCAGCGCCAAAAACTACTTCCGTTGAAAGTAATAAGCCTGCTGCACCCGTCACCACTGAATATACGCCGGGCGCACCGCTAAGCCAGACATCACAAGACGCTATTGACAGGGAGTTTGGCACAGCAGTTGAGCGCAAGAATGCACTCAAGACAAGCGTCGAGCGGATGAAACGGGTATCAGCCCTGTCTGATGATGCACTTAATTCCCTGTGGGGCAATGTGTTCCCGACGAGAAAGAATGGATCCTCTTTATCCAGAAAAGACAAACTGAAAGCGATAGGCGAGAAATCCTTCAAGTTGGCGCTATCTGATGATGCTACTGGCAACATTGCTTTCCGAGATGCTATTTCAAGAGCAGAAAGCCAAAAACAAACAACAGATTTACCCAATGTGTATGAATCGTCCATTGTGGATGAATCGTCCACAATGGATAAATCGTCCACCTTGGTGGGATCTTCCAAAAGCGCGGCCGTTGAAGTCAGTAAAAACAAGGTTTTCACTGAAGACGCAGCCGCAGCAGCCAGAGAATTATTGCGCAAGAAGCTCAATGGATCACAGCTGAATAGCGGCATTGACCCGGAAGTATTGCAGGCCGGTATCACACTGGCGGGTTATCACATCGAGAAGGGCGCAAGAACCTTCGCTGCATACTCACAGGCAATGATTGCCGATCTTGGTGAGAACGTTCGCCCCTATCTGAAATCCTGGTACATGGGTGTCAAATACGATCCCCGTGCTGCAGGATTCGATGGTATGAGCAGTGCGGCCGAGGTTGAGTCCTCTGCTAACAATGTTGCTGTTGATCATGAGGGTGAAATTAAATCATTGCAGCAGAATGTTGATGCAATGGAAGAAACCAGGCGCAAGCAGATTAAAAACGGAAACCACAGTAGAGATCTTGAAGCAAAGATTGATGCTGCTAATGCAGAGATTGAAGCCAAGAAAAAGCAGTACGGCATTACTGATGCTCACACTGGTTATGAAGCCAGATGGCGTGAGCGTGCCGATAAAATCAAAGAGGCGACAACGGCTGAAGAAATCAACGCCATTAAATCTGATGAGCTAAATGATCCAGAAAGGCACATGCAAAGCACCGTGTTGGGGGATGCGGACCATGCCCTGAGATCGATCAACGAGCGTGAATCCAGTAAGAAAGCGGCGGCAGCCACAAAAGCCGCATACGAAGCAGGTGAGTGGGTAGATTCTGGCCTGAAATCTAATTCATCGGGTAGCTTTACCGGAACAGCCGACCAAGCCAAAAAGCTTTCACAGCAAGATCCCGAGCATGAATATCAGGTGGCTGGCTGGAACGATAGCTTTTATATCGAGAAGCGCAAAAAGCCAGATGAAGCAGCAGTCGTCAACCAGCGCGCTGAATCCTACAAACTGGCACTCAAAGATAGCCCCCATAGCAAAGCTTTTGGGAAGTTCATTGACTGGTGGTTCGGTGATAGCAAGAAAAAAGAGACGGGAAGACGTGAACAGGTTTATCGACTTGAGCCAAACGGTGACGACACCGAAGCGCTCTATCAGGCATTAAAACCATTCTCTGGATCATCAGCCGCCAATACGCTGGACTTTGGATTCAAGTTACCTGCAGATATTGCCGAGGGACTGGGCTTTGATAAAAAGGAAACGGCAGCGACAGCACCTGAGCATGTGGATCTTGAAGAAAATGCGGGTGTTTCTGTTAAGGAAATGGCTCAGATAGCGAAGGAATTCCGCAGCCACATCGATGGCGGTAGTGATTCTGATGTGACGCATGTTTTTGATGCCCCAGCAAAAAATGAAATCGTCCGGTTAAACGACAAAGTGAAGGTGCATGTATCCGGCAAGGGATGGATGACACCTGCAGAAGCGAAGGCAGAGATTCAGACGTGGAAAGAAAACGCTGCCAAGCAGGGTGAAAAGAATGCCAACAGCGGCAAGGTAGTTCTGTCTCTGTTTGATCTGTCCGGTGAATGGTCAAAGCCGTGGGAAGAGGCAGGGTATCAGGTATACCGCTTTGATATTCAGGACGGTGGCACCTACGAAGATGAAGACGGTAACGAGAAGCAAGCCGGTGACATTAACAATCTGGACCACCAGTATTTTGCTGATATGTTCGGCTACTTTGAAGGCAACGACGTGTATGCCATTCTTGCGGCCAGTCCCTGCACGGACTTTGCAGTGTCTGGTGCCCGCCACTTCGCGGCCAAGGATGCTGATGGTCGTACAGTGGCATCTATCAAGCTGGTTAAGCGCACCCTCGCGCTGATCGAACACTTCAAGCCAGCAGTCTGGGCCCTCGAAAACCCCGTGGGCCGCATTGAAAATCTGACAGGTCTGCCGCCATGGCGTTTGTCGTTTGATCCTAACCATCTCGGTGACACCTACACCAAGAAAACATTGATCTGGGGCCGATTCAATGGCGATCTTCCTATTGCACCGGTCGAGCCCACCGAAGGCTCCAAGATGCACACGCAGTACGGTGGCAAATCGCTCGCTACCAAGAACGCCAGAAGCGTGACGCCAGAAGGTTTTGCATACGGGTTTTTCCAGGCTAACAATGCCATTGATAATCCGTTGATGGCGGTTGCCAACAAATACGATCGCCTTGATAAATCCGCCATCCAATCTGCACTGGATGCAGGCATCACGCCAAAAGAAATCGATGAACTGGTTGAAGACCACTACTATCAGGAAATGGATGACGAGGCCGCTAATGAGGCATTGCGTGAAGCTGTTTCGTCTAAAAAACCGTCTACACCGTCTAAAGCTGTACTAGAAAAAGACGATACTTCTGCACAGAAAGCACCAAAGCCAGCATTAAATTCACAAGATATTGATGGGTTCATTGCTGCCAATTACAGCAACAACAAAATGGGTGCAGGGCGCGCGCGGAAGATCCTGGAAACCCCGGTACGGAATACTGAAACCGGTGAAGTCACCAGTCGGGCTATCTGGGTGGGACGCAAACTGCAGGATGGCGGCAAACTGACTACCACGGAAGAAAACAAAATCAAGGATATGTCACGCCTGCAGCATTTCCGGGCCACGGGCGCAGAACAAGAAGCGCACGAAAGGCGCATCAAGGCGGGCGGTAAGAAGACGGTTTACAACATTGAAAACAGCGGGTCTGGTACTTCTTGGGAAATCACCAAGACAGAATATGACTATGCCAATTTCATCAAGGACCGCGCACCATCCAATACTGACCAATACGGACAGAACCTGAATAGCCTGAGCGAGCGCGGCGATGCATGGAGTGCCAAGCTCAAGGGTATGAGCGATGAAGATCTGAATGCTCTCTATGAGGCAATGCATCTTGCGAGTGGTAAAAACATTGATCAGTTGGCTGCGTTACAGCAGGAACACCCGGATGATCTGGATGCTGGCTATGCAAAACTCACAGAGACACAGAAACCATCGAGAGCAGGCACCAAAGCACCGGTCAGTACCGTAGATGGCCAGAAGAACCTGGCATATCGCGCAAGCCGCATCGCTACACTTCGGCAAATGAATGACGAGATCCGCAAACTGGATCCATCCGAGGCATGGCACCAAGACAATATCGATGATGCAAAAGATCTGGATGCACTTCAGGACAGCATCAGCGAAACATTATTTCGTCTTAACAAAGAGCAACAGGCCAAGACCGCTGCACCACCGATCAGTGAAGAGCAGCACGTCGAGAAAGGAAAAATTGAAGAAGTTACTGGCGAAGTGATCCGGGAATCGATCGCGAAATCCGCCCTGAAAACACCGTTCAGCGTCAAAACCGCAACCGCGTGGATCACAAAGGAAGTGGATGCTGCCATTGCCAAAGCGCCTACCGAGGTGTCGGGTGATGCTTCACATGCAACAAATCAGTTTATTACTGCCCATGAAACGGTGGAATCACTGAAGTCAGCAAAGCGCAGAGGCCACACTCTGACTAAAAATGAAGTAAAAGAGTTGGCATCAGCAGAGCAGGAATTGCCAGCACTGAAATCCAAGATGATCGAGGCAGGCGGGCACGTCATTTTTGATATTCCTGGTGATGGGAAATTCCGCGTCAAGAATACCAAGGACAATTTGACCCGGTTCAAGGCCAATATCATAAAGGCCATGGCGTACAAGGGCGCAGGCCCGCTGCGTGAGACTGCCAGCCAGAATGGCCCGATGACTACATTGAAAGACATGATCAGTGAGGATGACATGCAGGGTGCATATCATTTCTCCATGCTGCACGGCGGCGTTAAATTCGGCCTTGGAAAAGACGCTCCGATTGCTTATGGCATGGTTGAAGATGTCAATGTTGAAGGCATTGATGCTTTCGTCGGTATGAGTTTTGAAGAAGGCCGTGGCAAAGAAAATGACAAGAAGCTATGGCTTGTTATTGAGCCTGTTACCGGGCAGTCCATTGGTACTGGCGCAGAAACCAAAGCTAAGGCTGTTGAACTGGCAAAAATAAGGATCAAGGCAGAATCCGCGAAAGGTGTGAAGGAGAAAATCGATGGGCTGATTCAGGAGGCAAAGGCCAAAGGAATATCCAGCCAGGAAGATCGGTTGGCAGAGTGGGCGAAGAAGGAAAATGTGGATCTGGGTGACGATGAACCCAGCACCACTTCGATGATCAACAATCGGAACGGCAACTCAGCAGAAGATAATACTGCTGCATCCATTCAGGATTTTGGTGAAAAGATTGGCGGTGCCAGAAAAGATAATGCCTCTTCACCTGTAAAAAAGGGTAATAAGTCAGTAGACGAGCGCCCAACATGGGCCAAACGCTTTGAGATTACGCAGGTTGCATCCAGTACCCGCACGGAGGAAGTGGGCAGGTGGTTTATTGCTGATACCAAGAAGAAAGACTGGACTGGGCAAAGCAAAAAAGTTGGCGAGAGAATTGGGTATGCCACGAAGGAAGAGGCTGAAGCGGTATTGCCGATTGTTGCTGTTGGGCAGAAGCATAGAGCTGTACCAACCAGAGATGGCAAATACGAGATTTGGCGCGATGTATCAGAGCGCAAAAGAGTAAAAGTTGTAAACCAGATTTTTGATTCTCGCGATGATGCATTGCGATATATGCGCGATAACGCCACTAAAATTATTGAAACCAATACAACATTCGGTGAAGCTGATCTTCCAAGACCCACAGATAGGGCAAGAATTGGGCAGGTGCGCCGTACTGGTGATGTGAAAGATTCTGCTTTTGAGGATGTCTTTGGTTTTCGTGGTGTGGAGTTCGGGAACTGGAACAATCAGGCCGATAGGCAGGAATTGCTGAACGATGCGTATGACGGCCTGTTGGATCTTGCTGAAGTCATGGATATTCCGCCACGGGCAATCAGTCTTGGCGGCGAGCTGGCACTTGCATTCGGTGCAAGAGGTCAAGGATTAAGTGGTGCAAGAGCGCACTATGAACGCCCAAAAGCAGTTATCAATCTGACAAAAGAAAACGGTGCCGGTTCTCTAGCGCACGAGTGGTTTCATGCCCTTGATCATTACTTTGGCAGGCAAGATGGTAAAGCATCTGCTATTTGGCAGACTGGAGAAGACGGGACGAGATCACTAAAGGCCAGCTCGGATGCGGGTTCTGATTATGCCAGTTCCGGCACTCGTGGTGATCGCTCTGGCATGCGGGAAGAAGTACGGAAAGTGTATGCTGATCTCATACAAACAATGGTCAAGCGTTCTGAAAAGTATGTAGATGACACTACAAAATCTGATGAGTTTGTAGCCAGAGCAAAAACCAATGTAGAAGAAAAACTGAAAGGCATTCGCGATTACCTTGCCAAGCAACTGGATCCAACATACTGGAAGCGCAATAACAAGCCAGCTACAACTGAACAGTTAGCTGAATTCGATTCCATTGCTGAGCGCATTCTTGCTGGAGAGTTTCTTGAAACCAAGCTGGAAGATAAGTCTGACGGCAAGACTCCGAAAAGAAGAGGGATGTCGCTGGCTGGTTATCGCCAGACTAATGATGCGCTGGAGCGTATCAATAGCATCATGAAGGCAGTGCGTGGCAGGCAGGGGTTCAATGCAGAAAACAAAGGAACGCTGGACTCTTTGCGTGGAACGATGGCCAATTATGATCAGCGATTAAAGATGCTGGCAGAGGCTCAACAAGGCACAGAAAAAACCCGCATGGTACTGACAAAGTTTGCCATGGATGCGAAGGAACTTGACCAAGGTCGTGGCACGGATTACTGGACTACACCACATGAAATGGCAGCTCGCGCCTTCCAGGGCTATGTAGAAGACAAGATTGCAGAACGTGGTGGGAAAAGCCCGTTTCTCAACTATGGGCCAGAGAACATCGCCATTCCGACACCGTGGGGATTCAAGCGACCATTTCCGCACGGGGAAGAGCGTAAGACCATCAATGGCGTGTTCGATAAGCTAGTGGAAACTCTGCAGACGCGCGTTACCGAGAATGGCAATAATTCAGGTGTCGCGCTGTTCTCGCGTGGCAACAACGGTAATGTTGCCGTCGATGGTGCCGGAAACAGAGCGTCCGTCTCCAAGGTAGAGGCAAATGAAACTATTGCCAGAGTCGCTAGCCACTGGGCTGACGGGCTGGATGGGATCAGGCTCCTTGATGGGTACGATGACCTTCCTGCGTCGATACAGCGCTATGCCGAGAAGAAGGGCATTCCCCGCAATGAGATAAAGGGCGTATTTCATGAAGGCAAAGTCCTGCTGGTGCGTGAGAATCTGCGTGATGCGCAGCATGTGGAAGAAACTCTATTCCATGAGGCGTATGGCCACAAGGGGCTGGCTGCTTTGTTTGGTCTGAAGCATACCGGCGAACTGAACCGCTTGTATATGGCACTAGGCGGTTCCACCGGGCTGAACAAATATGCCAACAAATACGGCATCAATCTTCGTTCGTATGTGCTGGATCTTCGCAATGAGCCAGAAGACGTTCGCAATGCTGTGCTGGTAGAAGAGCTACTGGCCCACATGGCACAGGATCAGAAGCCCAGTGTTTCGAGGATTGCCAAGGAAATACTCGGCAAAATTCGCGCATGGTTCAGGGCCAAAGGCTTCCCGTTTCTTGCAAAAGCCAATGATGCGGATCTGCAATACATCCTTTCGCAATCCAGAAAAGCGGTAATTGAAGGCAAGGGCAGCAATGCCGGTATGCGCTTCGCACTGAAAAGCCCTGTCTGGCGTTCTGCATTGACTGATGAAGTGAGCGCACTGCAAACAAAATCTGCACCGGCTTTGTCATGGAAACAGCAAATTACTTCGCTGATCAACAAAGGAAAAGTAAAACAGGCTGAAATCGATGCGGTAGGTCTGTTTGACTGGCTCGATATGCAGGAAGGTAAGGTCGATAAAAACGCAGTGGTTGATTTTCTGGATACCAATGGTGTGCAAGTTCAGGAAACCATGCTTGGCGATCCAAAAAACATTGAGTCTGAAAAAGAGAAAAAGGCTGGACTCGAAAGGAAGCTATCTGCTTTTGGCCTTTCGCTAGAACTTGGAATGGATGGATCTTATGAGATAGTTGATAGCGACGATGAGCTTGTCGAATATGATGATCTTCCCGACGAGGCGAAATCTATTGCTGAACAGCTTGGAACTTTATTTGACGGAGAAGGCCGTCTAGCAGATAAACAAGAAACCAAGTTCAGTCAATACGTTCTACCGGGCGGTAAAAACTACCGGGAGCTGTTGCTGACGCTGCCATCTACACCGGATACACCACCTGCCCTGTCAGGGAAGATAGAGAAACTTCCAAACGGAAAGTATTTGGTTACATCACATAGCGGTCTTCGGGAGTTATACCCGACTATGGAGGAAGCAATCGCTGAAACTGAGCGTCTTGGAAAATACTATAACAAGCCAACTCCTGATGCTTCTACGTTCAAATCATCCCACTACGACCAGCCAAACATCCTTGCGCATGTTCGTTTCAACGAGCGCACTGATGCCGATGGAAAACGCGTGTTATTCCTTGAAGAGCTACAGTCGGACTGGGCGCAGAAAGGCAGAAAGGAAGGGTTTATTTCTTCTCCCGCTGAGAAAACAAGACATGATGCACTGAGAGATAAATGGCTTGCGAATTCACTCACAGAGGAAGAAGGAGCTGAGTTTGATCAACTTTCTGAATCTGGCCAATACAACAACAATGGTGTTCCGTCTGCTCCATTCGTCACCAGCACAGACGCATGGGTGGGTTTGGCACTGAAGCGCATGATTTCCTATGCCGCAGAGAATGGATTTGATCGTGTTGCGTGGACTACTGGTGAGCAGCAGGCAGATCGATATGACCTGAGCAAGCAGGTTGATAAAATAGTCTATGTGAAAGATGGGGACGTTTATCACATCGATGCCATTCAGGGGCGCGACGAAAAACTGCTTACCAAGGAAGATGTTAAGGAGTCGGAAATTGAAGGCATCCTTGGCAAAGAAGTAGCCAAGAAAATCATTGCTGGCGAAGGCGTAAAACCAACAGGAAAATTCCCATACGTTGAAGCTGCCAGAGAGTTGTCTGGCGCAGATCTAAAAGTCGGCGGCGAAGGCATGAAATCCTTCTACGACCGTATCGTGCCGAAGGTTGCCAATGAAATCACTAAGAAGATGGGTGGCAAATTAACATCCGTCAATCTCACTGATGGCCGCAAAAAAAGTAGCGTTACTAAGGAAGACATTAAAGATGCAGCTGTGCGATTTATGGACGGTGACATTGACGCTGAAGAGTTCATTGCTGAAACGGGATTAAGCATCACCGAGGAAGAGCTAGATGACGCTATCGGCGGAGAGCGCGACCACCACAGGTTTGAATCACAAGCAGAACTGTTTGCTGATAATGTTTATCGCCATGAGCAGGGAGAAATAAAACAACATCCAGGCTTCGACATAACACCAGAGATGCGATCCGCAGCGACAGCTGGCCTTCCATTGTTCAGCAGAACCAATGCAACACGAGATGCTTATGAGAAGCGAATTGATGAATTGTTTGCTGGGGCTAAGGCAGATCCAGAAGGCGTGCGAGTTCTTGATGAAAGCGATATTTTGACTATTACAGGGTATGGCAACATGCCTGTCGTCATAAAAGAATGGCATGCTATAGATGAGGGTAAATACCACCACGGACTCACGAAAGAGCAATGGAAGAAAGTACCCGATTGGCTTGAAAACCCGGTTGCTGTTTTTGAGCGCAAAAGCGACGGTCATTTGACTGTGATCGCGCCAGAAAAAATCAAAGGGAAGGCGGTAATTATCGCTCTTGAACCGAAAGCCCTAGATCAGAAAGGATATACGGCGGCAGGACAAGAACGGCACCTTATTCTTACCGTTTATCCAAAGGACACTGGTTGGCTGAATATGAAGGCTGCGGTTGAACGTGGCGATTATGTTCCTGTCTATGCTGACCAGAAACAAAACAGCCCGGAGTTCTACGGTAGCTCCGGGATCAGTTTCCCCGGCAGCATCGCCGACCTTCGGGCTGCAAACAAGAATATAAAGACAAATTCCAATCTTGCCAAGTACAGGTATGCAGGAAATACCAAAAATTCCGACGGACGGCCTATGTTCAGCCGTGGCGGGAATCAGGACATTCAGGACATTAACGAGAATGAAAACCCTGATGTATTCAGCCGATCTTCTATCAAGGCAATATCAGCCAAGGCTACTGAAGAACTGAACAAAACCTTCAGTGTGCCCGGCAAACTGAACTGGTGGCACAAAACCGTTGGCACCATGTACAACCTTGCTGAGCGTTCACCTGCATTCAAACGGGTATTTGATGCCGCACAAGGCTACATTGATGATGTATCGCACTATGCCAACGATGCCGCTGAAGCAGCACCCAAATTGCTGCCTCGGTTGGACACATGGCGCGACATTATGAAATCCCCTATCACCGGGGCTGACAATACCGCCATTTCCAAACCTATCTTTGAAGGCACTCTAGCATGGGCACGCGATGCGTATGGATTGCCGGTTAAGGTCCGTGATCTGGCTGCACAAGCCGAGTCACTTTCCGTGGACGAGAAGGCAGAGCGTCTTATTGAAAGCGGCAAGGTACCTAACGGGATTGTCAAAGCCTGGCGATCCATGTCACAAGAGAACTATGAAAAAGCCGTGAATGAGCGGTTTGAAGCCCAGATGTTGAAGCCGGGTATTGTCTGGCGCGACAAAGAGCTTCGCTCAATGTTTGGTCTGAACGATGAGCAAATTGGCCAATACCATGAATTCCGGAACAGTGTAAATCGCAGTCTGGATACCATGGCGCGGGCGGATATGTTGCGGTTTGGCGGTGAGGACGTGAAGGATCTGAAAGATGCAGTCATGGATGCGGATGATGTGCATAAGGCCGCCATTATTTTGCGCAGGCACCTGAAAGAAATGGCACAGAATGATCCAGACCGGGCCGAGCACTTGCTTGATGTGGCACACGGTATGGCAGAACGTGCTGGACGTGTTGACCAGCTGCAGGCTGAAGGTTATGCGCCTTTATCCCGGTTTGGAAAATACACGGTGGATGTTGTGGAGAACGGCACCCGGCAGTATTTTGGTCTGTTCGAGACGCGACGTGAAGCCAATGCCATGGCCGCTATGATGCGCAAAGAGTTTGGCATTGGCAGCGTAAGCCAAGGAACGTTGTCGGCCGAAGAATACAAAATGTTTGCTGGCATCACCCCGGAATCGCTTGAGCTGTTCGGGAATATGCTGGGGCTAAATTCGTCTGGTGATGAAGCCAAAGACAAAGCCTTTCAGGATTATCTGCGACTGACTAAAACTAACCGCAGTGCCATGAAGCGACTGATTCACCGGCAGGGTATTGCTGGTTACAGCGAGAATGTACCGCGCGTGCTTGCGCAATTCATCTACTCCAATGCTAGACAAACAGCTGCTGGCTTGAACATGGGTGAGCTAGGCGATGCAATTAACGCCATTCCTAAAGAAGAGGGTGAGCTGAAGGATGCCGCTATCCGGCTGGGTGAATACGTTAAAAACCCGCAGGAAGAGGCACAGGAAATTCGGGGCTTACTATTTGCCCAGTACCTGGGCGGATCGATTGCTTCGGCATTTGTGAACATGACGCAGCCTATTGCGGTGTCATTCCCTTACCTGAGTCAGTATGGCGGTGCTCGAAATGCTGCATCCCACTTGGGCCTTGCAGCCAAGCAGATGGCCACAAAAGGCTTTGAGTATGATCATGAGTTGAAATCCGCTCTGCATCTGGCAGAAGAAGACGGCACGGTGAGCCCGCAGGAAGTACACGATTTGATGGCACAGGCGAGCGGCAGAGGCGCCTTGCGGTCAGGAGACGGTACCCAAGCCGGTGATGCTATTGCCAAGGCACAGAATGGACTGGCCAGAATGTCTGTCGCATGGGGCAAGGTGTTTGGTGCGGCAGAACAAGCAAACCGGCGCGTAACCTTTATCGCTGCCTTCCGCATTGCCAAAGAAAACAACATGGACAATCCGGCAGAGTTTGCAAGAAAAGCGGTTGTTGAAACGCAATTCCAGTACAGCAAAGCCAACAAAATGGTCTGGGGTCGTGGTGCGGTAGGTGGCACGTTGATGACGTTTAAGACCTATTCCATCGCTTATCTTGAGCTACTGCACCGGATGTACACACAGGGCGGCCCAGAGGGCAAGAAAGCGGCATTGCTGGCCTTGGGCGTGATGATGGTCATGGGAGGCGCAGGTGGCCTGCCATTCGAGGAAGACCTGCAGGACGCAGCCGAAGGGCTGGCGCAGATGCTCGGGTACAACATCAGCATCAAGCAACAGCGTCGTGAATTGCTGGAAGAGGCATTCGGTTCTGATGCTGCCTTGTTCATCGAGCACGGCATCACCGGTTTACCGGGTATGCCACTGGATATTTCTGGTCGTCTGGGTATGGGCAACCTGATTCCTGGCACTGGCCTGCTGAAAAGCAAAACGGACCATACGCGCGATGTGCTGGAGCTGGTTGGGCCTGTTGGTGACTTTGCTGGCCGGGTATTTTCAGGAGTTGGCAAGGCGCTGACAGGAGATGTAGCAGGCGGCATGCTGGAAGCATCGCCACTGGCAGTACGCAATGCTGCCAAAGGCATCGATATGGCAGCGTCCGGCATGTACAAAGATCAGAAAGGTTACAAAGTGCTGGATACAAACCCACTCGAAGCCGGTTTGAAGTTTGTAGGATTCCAGCCAAACAGTGTGGCGAGAATTCAGGAAGCCAATGCGATTAACCAGCAGCAGAAGTCTTTTTACAACCTGACAGCATCTGAAATCCGCAGCCAGTGGGCACAGGGTATCTTTGATGGCGATCCATCGAAAGTGCAGGAGGCACGGGCCACGATCGCTGACTGGAATGAGAAAAACCCGGACCAGCGGATGATCGTAACTATCCCATCCGTCATGCATAAGGTCCATGAAATGAAGAAAACCAAGGACGAACGGATAGCGGCTACGGCGCCAAAATCCATGCGGGCACAAATGCGGGCCTACAGTGCAGAGGTGCGATCTGAATAGTGCACCCCTGTAGGGTTTTTGATTCCTCTCGGCATCAGTAAGACTGTGGACCTGTAGATTTATTGCTGTCCCAGCGTGATGCCAAGAGGAAAATTCCATGCCTAATTCATCCATCATGGCGATGGCCACCAATCGACCTGATATTTCTATTCCGTATAGCGCTACCCACGTCATTACCTATCTCGGCAATGGCAACATCAATTACATCGACTGGAGCTGGCAAGGCAAAACCTTCCGGGAACAGTGGAACTACAGTGGCGGTGGCGCTTTTATCGGCGCAGGCATTCCAACAGAAGTTGGAGGCTGATCCTCTATGTATTCTCTTATTGTTCGAGCGCTTAAAGCACTGGGGTTTTCGCTGGGTACAGGTGGGGCTGGTATTGATGCAGCATCCATCACAAGCGGCACGATCGATGCCGCAAGACTGCCTTCCTACGTTGATGATGTGGTCGAATACGCAAATCTTGCCGCCTTTCCTGGTACTGGCACCACGGGAAAAATCTATGTAGCGCTTGATACTGGCATCCAATACCGATGGACTGGATCTGCCTATGTGGATATTGCGGCACTGAAATTTAATGTGGCTGGCGACACGCTGACAGGTACCGGCGGCGCTGGATTCTTTGGTGCAATACCGCAATCTTCAAAACCATCAACACCAGCATCCGGGTTTCGTTTATTTGCAAATTCGGGCGGCAAGCTGGCATGGATTGGAACCAACGGATTCTTGCGGGTATTTGACGGCACAGCAAACACCGCCGACAGAACTTACACATTGCCTGACTCTGATGGAACTGTGGTGGTTGATACTACTTTCGCGACAGTTGGTGCAGCAACCATTCACGCAGCTACCAGCAAAGCCACGCCAGTTGATGCAGATGAATTGGCGCTTGTTGATTCTGCCGCGTCCAATGCCATAAAGAAACTGACATGGGCAAACCTGAAGGCAACGCTGAAAACGTATTTTGACGGGCTTTACGGTTCGCAAATGTATAAATTTGCGTCCGGTTATTATTACACATTTCTGTCTGCACCATCAGACACCACGGCCGCACTGTCGATTGGGGTTGCCTGTGGTGGGGCTTACTTTCCTGTATCTGTTGCCACGACTTTTGACCGCATAGGGGTTGAAATCACGGGAGCAGTGGCATCATCAACTGTTCGTCTTGGGATTTATAATATAGTCAACTCACTGCCAACAACTTTGGTTCTTGATGCGGGGACAGTTGACAGCTCAACGACTGGCGCAAAAGAAATAACTATTTCACAAACATTGCAACCGGGGCTTTATTTGCTACTAGCTGCACCGCAGACAGGCGCGTCAGCTGTTGGTATGCGGGCTAGGTTAGGCGGGTATGGCATACCGCTACCACAGGCAGCAATCTCAAATTCAAACTACACCGGCTGGATGTCAAGTATTGAGGGCGCTTTCCCGAACTCGCCCTCATGGAGCATTAGCCAGGCAGCACAACCAAAAGTCATGCTGAGGGCTGCATGATGAAAACATTTGAATACCCAAAGCAACTGAAAGAAATGAACGAGTATATCAACTCGCTGCCAGCGTCAAACGTCATATTTGACAACAAGGCCGGAACCGCAACGGTTGAAGAAGTCAAACAAGCAGAGGCCGCGCCTAATGCAGTATAAATCAGCAAACACTAACAGCGCACGCAATGCGGGATTAGTCGCAACAGGTTTCATGGTTGCAGCTATTGCCTGGTCAGTCGTCGGGGGCTATGGCTTCATGCTCCCACCTTTGGTTGGTGTAGCGACTTATGTAAATGACCTCAAGGGCGAGAACGATCCGTCGAAACTTGATCCTGTTTTCACTTCGTTAGGCGGCGGATTGTTCGCTGTGCTGATGTATCTAGTGCGATTCCTGTGATCGCGCCAGACAAGATCAAGCACATCGTCGCAGGGTTGATAACCTTCGCAGTTTTTTACTTCGCAGTAGCGCCGTTCGCTCTTTTGTACGGCTACGTCCTGTCCCCCGCATGGGGCATCGTCGCCGCTGCGGTTGTAGGCTGGGCAAAAGAAAGGTTGTACGACTGGTACCACGAAGCAACGCATACCGTAGACAAAGCTGACGCCTGGTTCACTGCCGGTGGCGGTGTAGCTGGGTGGGTGATATACAAGATAGCAGCGTGGCTGCTATGAACAAGGAGATGGATTTCTGCCAAATTGTGATGGGGCTGTTGACCGAAGTACGCGATGAGCAAAAACAGATTCGCAAAATGTTTGATGAGGGCGGCGAGCAGTTCAGGGCGCTGGAAAAGTCTCTACACGATCATGCGGCAGAAAGCGACAATAGGCATGCGCAAATATTAGGCGCTTTCCCTGCGCAGGATACCGACGGCCATAGGCGGTACCACGAAAGTCAGATTGAAAAGATAGAGCTGCGTAACCGCATGATTCGCGAGTGCCTGGTGCTCTGTGCAAAAACCGGAGGTCTTGCAGGCGCCGGTTGGTTAATGCACGCAGTGTGGATAGCAATCAAATCGGAGTTTTTGGAATGAAGGTTACAGCGGATCAGCTATGCAAAATTCTGACTATCCCGCAAGAAAGCATTGCGCTCACACACGGTAGATGCGTGAAGTGGGAGAAAGCAATCAACGATGCGCTGGAGTATGCGGAGGCGAATACGCTGAACCGCGCTGCCAGTTTCATCGCGCAAACGGCACATGAATCCGGCCGGTTTGTTTTCGTTAAAGAGCTATGGGGGCCAACACCTACGCAGACAGGGTACGAGGGCCGCGCGGATCTGGGTAACACCGTGCCCGGTGACGGCAAGCTGTTTCGTGGGCGCGGACTGATCCAAGTTACTGGTCGGGCAAATTACGCGAAGTGTGCAGATGCGCTTGGCCTTCCTCTGTTGGCTCATCCTGAAATGCTCGAAGAACCAGAACACGCAGCTAGATCGGCGGCATGGTTCTGGAAAACGCATGGCCTGAATGCACTGGCAGACACCGGAAATGTCCTTGCTGTCACAAAACGCATCAACGGTGGAACGAATGGACTTGATGAGCGCATCCGGTTCACGAAGCTGGCACTCGAAGTCCTGGGGGCCGCATGAGTTTCTTCCTGAGATTACTGTCCGATAGCGGCGATACCTCCAGCAAGCGCTTTGTGCTCGTTGTAGCAGGTGTGTCATTGTCCGCTGCGGTTGTATTGCTTTCCATAGCAGCACTGTGCGGGAAGAGCGTGTCAGCCGAATTAAACGCCGTATCGACGGCTTTGGCCGGACTCAGTAGTTTGGCCTACGTTGGTGGCAGATTTGCAGAGAAGGGTGAAGCGAATGTTTGACACGTCGAAACTCGTTATCGCAGCCGCACTGGCGGCATGCCTTGCGGTGGCCTTGTACGGTATCTACAGCAAGGGGTATCAGGATGCGGAGCACAAATACCAACTTGAAATCGCGCAAGCTAACGAACAGGCACAGACGAAGTATGCAGAGCTGGAAGCTCAGGCACGAAAGGCAGAAGAAGACCATCGAACTGCGATCACGCAGATAGAGACTGAACACCGCAAGAGACTGACGAGGTTACAACATGAAAAAGACGACGCTATTGCTGATGCTCTGCTTAACGGCATGTACCTCGACGCAACATGCGAGAGTCTTGGTACCGAACTGCCCCAGACCGGCAGCGCTGCCAGCGCAGGACACACAACAGGTAGAGCCAGACTTTCTGATACGGCTGCGGAGTTTCTTATTGCCTTCGCATCCGAAGCAGATGAACGGGTTGCAGATCTGAATAAATGCCGTAACCAGCTGCTGGACGATAGAAAATAACTGGCATGCAGACAAAACTTAAAGGGGTCCGGTACTGTTCTTGTGGCGGCATACTGCACCCCGAGACGGTGGAGCATAATAAAATCCACAAGCTGACGTTCTTACGATGCCATTGTGGCAAACAAAGCAACTATATTTACTTTCTACATGGCGCAAGAATCACGGCAGACAATGATGCTGTGCTCGATTTCGAGATAGCCAAACTGGTTTACAAAATATAGATTTTTCTCCCACCTTTTTCTCCCACCCCCCCTGTATTTGCCAGTGTTCGGCAGTGAGTGCCAGTGTCTTAACCTATTGATATTGATGATAATCTGTTGCTCTGTCACGCACTGGTGAGCACGCTGCAAATGTTCAAGTCCCTTCCAGGTCGCCATTTTCTTTCTTTATATTTCAATAAGTTACTTGATTTAGACCGGTTTTTCTCCCACCTTTTCTCCCACCTTTTGCATATTGTGCTGCGTGTAGTCCTCTACACGGCGCAGCTCGGCAATATCGTCGTCTTCACTGATCCATTTCGCATACGTGGTGTAAAACATCTGCAGGCTATGGCCCAACTGTGACGCCAAAAAGGCTGGTCGCGCACCTGCTTTAAGACCCAGTGATGCATAAGTATGTCGGCAGTTATAGGCACGACGGTAACGCACACCAGCAGCGCTCAGCGCTTTTCTCCAGGCTATGTTGAAAAGGTCTGCATCCATACACGGACCGCCATGTGAATTTGTAAAAATACATTCCGTCACTGCTTTCATTTTTTGTTTCAGCAGCTCTTTGCGCAACCGCTGCGTCACTAACACTTTTCGGGCTTCGTTGGTTTTGGTATTCAACTTCAGCTTGCGGATTACGCGGGCTTTGGTGATGTCCAATGTCTTGCCGTCAAAATCTTGCCAGTTGAGAGCAATGATCTCGCTGGGGCTGCGCAAGCCAGTTTCAAATGCCATCAGGTAGAAAAAGTATTCTTGCCCTGTGAGGTGGCTCAATATGGCTTCGCGCTCTTCGAGGCTGAACGGATCTGGCTGTGGTTTCTGGCCTTTGCGGATGCTGATAGATGCAGCTGGGTCGCTGCTGATATGCTCCATATCTATGGCGTGCTTCATGACTTGTCGTAGTGGAATGATTACATTGCGCTGCGTTTTACGACTGATTTCTGTCATACCGGCCATCACTAGCCGGATGTCTTTCGTGGTGATCATCGCGATCGGCTTTTCACCTAGAGCAGGCATCCAGTATTTATTCAGGGCATTTTTATAGTTGCCTCTGGTGGTTGCTTCAAGATCCGCGCGATTCAGGTACTCCTGTGCGGCCTCGGCAAATAGAGTGATTGTTGAGCTGTCGGTATCCGTATGCACACCGTAGTGGTATGCCATTTTCTGGGTGAGCATGCGCTCCTTTCTTATGCCAGATGCGCGCTTCAGACCAGCTGCATTGGGGGTTTCGGCAAGATATTCCGAGTGCGCCGTACCATTGTGTTTCCAGCGGATTTCAATGCCTCCCTTGTTACTTGGGCGGCAGCCGGTTGGGTATTTCCGTTGGTCAGCCATGCTTCGATGTTCTCCACGTGCAGCCAGGTTCCACCGTCGCGGACAGCATAATGTACGCCATCCTGCCAGACCCGGCGCTGTATCTTGCCCCTGATCTGGCCTTCTGTCATCCCTGTTCGTTGGCAATACAGGGATTTGGTGATCCAGCCCGTCGTGTTTTCAGCTGTGCTGCTCATTACATCGCCCTCACTCTAGGCATTGATTTTCTGATTCCAGCCAGCACGGCGGAGAATCCGATTCGTTTTTTCCACTCTTGACCATCGACTACCGCGCGAAATTGGTCGATCCTATTTGTGCGGTACAGATCAATCTGGTGTTGATCATGTAGGCCATTGTCGTAATCAATCACAATAATTGTGCGGCGCAATTCCGGCAGCGGCTTTGGATAGTCAGGTGCTGCGCCTTCCATTCTTTTCCGTGCTTTTCCTTCGCGCATCCGTGCGCAAATTACAGCATTGCGGATGGATTTCTTTGTTTTTCGGTAAGCCATGCTTGCAAGCTCCGTATATTCTTTAGTTAGAGCGCATCCACACCACTAACAAATCCTGTGGCGTCGCTGTAAACAGCGGAACATGCATAGCCGCGTTTGGCCACTCGTAACCACCCTTCATAGCTTGCCGTATGGCTGCCAAATGCACTAGCTCCAGTATCGGCAAGCCACCTTGCAAGCTCTTCTGGTGTTGCAAAAGCTGGGCTAATTGGCGTTCCTTCACTGGTCGTTTCATACATCATGTAGTGAGTTTTCTCACTGTCCTGCCACTCCGGCATATAGTCGTCAGGATCAGGCCGCGAGCCAGCCCATTCAGAGTAAGACAATTTCTTGCTTTTCTCGTCGGCATAGTCTGGGAACTCACCGCTCTCCCACTTTGCTGCTTCTTCATCCCATTCCTTTGCGGCTTCCGCAAAGCAGCCATCGTAAAGCGCAATAAAACGACCGTCTTCGCGCTTAGGGTGCTGCCAATCTGCCGGAACCATTCTTACTTCTCTGCCCATAAATTTCTCCAGTTAAAAAAAATAGTCGCGCTCTAACTACTCGCTGAACCGGACAGCCTTCGGCTGCGCGGTTAGCTCAGTGTTAGGTTTCACCGTGAACAAACTTCACAGCAACAGGAATAACATCGCATGCTTCATCGGGAACTACGCCATTCTGCATTGCAATCAGGCGTCCGATCTTCATAAGCATTTCTCCTGTAATCTCAACAGTGAATCTAGGCAGCAAAACGCCCTCACCAGTAATCGCTTGCAAATCAACCTCAACCATCATGATTATCAACTCCTGAAACCTAACTACTCGGTGAAGGCGCGACGCTGCGCGCGGCCTTACCTCGGATGTTAGAAGTCAAAAGACACCAGTGACGCCCTATACTCCTGCTCAATCTCAAGCAGACGTTTTTTGTGCGCCTTCCACTTCGCAACGTTCGCAAGAATGTCGGCCTTTCGCGCCTTGTACGTGCGCTTTTCATAGGGCAATCCTGCGCCCTGTCGCACTCTGCGCAGATATTCCTCTAGCGTGTGGTGTGAAATCTCAAGCTCTGCTTCGATCTGTTTTATCGTCTTGCCATCACAGAGCATTTCAACAATTCGTTCGCCTTTGGTTTTTTCGATTTCCATTTTCTCTACCTCCAATGCCTTCTAACAAGTCGCTCAACGGGACAGCCGTTCAGCGTGGTTCATTTACTCGGCGGCTGCCCGTTAGCTCGGGCGTTATGCGTCAATGTCATCAAGCTCTGCAATAGATTTAACGGCGCTTGCTGTTGCCAGTATTGCTTTGCTGTCAC